CGTTGACAGCTCGTCGCATCACGAGGACGGCCCCGCCGACCCGCTTGAGGAAGAACGTCCCGATGATGCCGGCCGTCTCCTTGATGGCAGACGCGAGATTGCGACTCGCGTTGGCGAACCCCTCCGCTGTCCGGGTTGCGTCTCCTGTCGCCCCTTGGGCCCCGAGCTGTCGCTGGATGGCGGCGTAGCGCAGCTGGATGCGCTCACCCTCGGTCATCTCCTTGATGCTCTTGGTGATGCCCTTACGGAATGCCTCCTGCGCGAGCGCCTGCTTCCTGACGTCGACACCGAACCGCTGCAGCGGCTCGGCAGAACCGATGAGGCCTGAGCGCAGGGACCGCAGCGCGTCATCGGCCTCGACGTTGTTGAACGAGCTGATGTCGAGTGCCAGCTCTGAGATGCCCGCTGCTAGCTCCCCCGCCGCCTCCGCGCTCCCGAGCGACGGTTTGACGAGCGCCCCGATGTTCGAGGCCATGTCCTGCAGCTGCAGGTTGGTGGCCCCCGTGCGCTCGCTGATGTCGTCGAGCTGCTGCTGTACCCCCCCACCGGCCGCTCCGAAGACGGCCCCAAACTTGTTGGCCGTCTCCTCGATGTCGGAGGCGACCTCGATCATCTTCTTGAAGCCGACGGCGACAGCTCCAGTCACCAGAAACTGCGTGAGCTTCGATGCCGTGTTCTTGAGGCCTTCGAGGCCCTGGTTGGCCTTCTGGAATCCCTTAGGGTCGGTCTGCACCCCGAGACGGACGAAGATGTCGCGCAAGCTGGCCACTGTCACCTCTTCGCAGCTGCTTTGGCCTTGGCCGCCGCCCGCTGTTCCAGCTCCTCGTGGAGGTCAATCAGCCGGTGGCAATCCACCAGGTCTATCAGGCTCCAGTGTTCATCGATTTCGTGCTTGCTGCAATGCCTCACATGCTGGCTGAAGATGGGCCGCCACACGTACCAGTCTACTGACTTTGGGACTGGGAGCGACTCGCGGGTGTCGCCGCCTGGGATGCGTCGCCCTCGCTTGGCGGCCTCAGACTGGCGAAGGCGTCCCCAAAAGACGAGTATTGCACCTTCAGGCCCCATGCCAGCCACTTGAACATGGAGCCAATCCGCCCGCTGAAGTGCATCTCGAACACACCTGCCAGCGGGGTCGTCTTCTCGGAGCCACCTATCCCTACATGTGTGCACTTCCGCATGGCGTCGATGAGGTAGTCGAGGTCGGACTCCTTCATGGCGCCACTGAGCGCCTGGAGGCCTTCGGCAACGGCGCCCGATGACAAGTCTACGTCTCGTATGTCTTGGACATCGACGGCGGCATCCATGACCTTGCCCAATACGGGCCCGAGTATCTTGAAAAGTCGGTGGAATATCCGGTAGCCCTGGCTGGCCCCGAACATGGTCATCTCATAGCGGTCGCCATCGATGACTGTGGAATGGATCTCTCGTGCCATGCGTCCCCCTTTCGGGGACGCTTATCAGTTGGAGCCGTGGAGCGCCACAAGGTTGTCTGTCCGGAACACCCACTCTCTCGTGGTGGCCTCCCGGTTCAGCTCGGCGCTTGGGGCCTTCTGGATCCAAGCCGTCTCGGCCGCGTACAGCGATGACCCGCTCCCGTCCTTGATCAGCAAGGACTGGCCCCCTGTGCCGCTCGGGGTCAGACGGTCCAGCTCCCGTGCAGCGCTGAGCAGGTCATTCACTGGGCTCGACTGCATCAGGCTGACAGTGATTGTGGCAGACGCGTTCGACGTCTTGCTGCGCGTGCCTTCCCCATCGACCCCAACAGCGAGGGTCCAATCGTCCTCGTCGTGCTCGACGCTGATGGCGGCGTCCTGCGCAAAGCCCTGCATTTCGATTGCCCCGAAGAACATGCTCACAGAAGACGGGTCGTAAGTCTTGACTGACATTGCCTACTCCTTCTCAGACGCTCACGCTGCCGTTGATGATGACGGTGTGAATGGCCCCTGCCAAGGTCGCCGAGAAGTCCAAGTCCCCGAGGAGCCTGTTCGCCTTGTCAGTGGCCGAGACGGAGCCGATTGCCGGTGGTGTCACCGTGTACCCGTCCGTGATGACTGATTGACTCACTGCCTCGGCCAACTGGCCACGCACTTGGTTCTCAAGCGCCGTGATGCCGCTGGCCGTGAATGGGACCTTGTCACTGTTGGCCAGCAGCTGCAGGATGCGCTCCTGCATGCGTGCCGTCAACCAGTCGATGCCGCGGGTGATGTCGATGAACCGCCCTGACGCCATGGTCCCCTGAAGCGTCATGCTCAGGCCCTTGGTTTCAGTGTAGTGGTTGGCATCGTTGGCCTCGATGTTCCCAAGCTGCGTGTCGCTGAGCACATCGACGGCTACACCTGCCAGGCTCTTGAAGGCCCAGGTCGACGACCCTGGGTCCTTTGGGAACTGCTTGCCCATCCAGGCCGCGGCGGCGTAGTCGTAGTTGTCGAGGTTCCAGATGAGATACGTCCTGTCGTAGCCGCTCGCTTCCAGGCTCTCGGCCAGGTTGCCGGCTGTGTCTGACAGGACGTCGCTGTCCGAAGTCGACAACCCGAGAATCTTGCGGTCGGCCTCCACCGCTGCCGCAAGAGCGATGGCTTCGAGCGTCGAGGCACTCGTCATCAAGACGCCGTAGAAGTCGTTGTCCTCGGCCTTGATGGCGGCGTAGTCGGCTGCGACACCCGCGTCTGTCGTGGTGTCGTCCTGGGTGAGGAGCCCCATCGTGTGGCTCAGGCCGAATTCGACCCCGGCGACGTCGGCCACGAGGTCGAAGGTTCCGTCCAGGTTGTCCGTGCTGGTGACGGGCTCGGTGCCGGCGTTGATGAGCGCGTCGAGGCCAGCGGCGATTTCCAGGTCGGTCGCTGTGGCGTCCGAGGTGAACGTGAAGGGGACGCCGTTGATGGTCACCGTGTAGTCGGTGCTGTTCTCCGTCTGGGCGACCGTCATGATGCGCGTCTGCGCCGATGGGGTGCTCGTGCGCCGCCCCACCTTGACGCTCGTGACCTTGGGGTTCTGCGACAGGATTGCCCCTACCGCCGCAACGGCTGCACCGGTGGCCGAGAACCCGTCCGAGACCATCGCTGTCGTACTCGAGTACGATCTGACCAGCTCTGGCCCGAACGGCGATTCGTGCGTCATGACCATCGGGGTTCCGAAGCCGGCCTGTGAGACGGCCGCATCCTGGATCGTGATGTTGACGGTCACTATGTTGTCTGGATTTGCCATCTCTTACTCCTAGCTGTTGACCGCGTACGTGTCGTTGATAGGTGAGTCCTTCGAGCCGGCATACTGGCTTGCCCCGGCAACGCTGCTGATGTAGCCGACGTACTCTGTCAGCACTGATAGGGTCCTCATCCTGATGTCCATCGATGCGCGGCTTAGAATCGCCTCCTCGACCGGCTCAGAGAGGTCGGTGATTGATAGCTCCTCAATCAAAGCGATGTCGGCCGCGCGGAGGGCCGCCTGCACGGACGGCAGCCCCAGGCTGGCTCGAAGCGTCGAGAGCATGTTGTAGGCGTTTCGGCCTGGGTCCGTGGCCGCGTAGTCCGTCAGCGTATTGCGCTCGAACCCCTGCACGTTCAGGGTGAACTCTACTGAGGCGCTGGCTCTAACGGCCATCTCGTTGCCGGCATCGTTGTTCTTCCAACTGATGGGGCCCGACATGACTACATTGAAGAGGCGCGGTGTCCCTGGATTGAGCGTCTCACCCTGGCCCACAATGTCGAGATCAGTCCCGTTATCCGTGGAATCAACAGGCTCTGCCCCAGCGGCAATGGCAGCATGAAGCCCAGCAGTGATTTCGGCGACAGTAGCATCGGCGTCTGAGGTATACTGAAAGGGGGTTCCGTTGATCGCAATTTCGTAGAGCTGATTGTTGGATGCGATCGGCGTGGCCTTGATGTCGCGCGCTCTGGTGAAGTCCACGGTGTGCGTGATCTCATCTACGCCGCCCTCCTTGCGGCTGCTCGTAACGTCCAGCATGATGTAGGGATAAGCCGGCCTCGGGACGTCTTGATCGGCCCACACGGTGGTCCAGCCTGAGGCTCCGGAGGCCCAGTCGTAGAGCGCCGCGTACTTGGCCGTCCAGTCTATTGCCGCAGTCAGCGTCACCCGTCGTTCTCCTTCATCAGGACCGCCTTGTAGTACGCGCCATGCGGGGCCCAGTCCTCGACGGACGCCACGACGTAGCGCTCTTCACGATAGGTGATGCGGTCGGCCCTGAGCTTGCCGGCCACGTCGACCGACCTGAGCCAGCACTTGGTGTACAGGAGCGACAACTCACGATCCCTTATCAGCTCTGGCAGGAGCATGCGTTCGCGCGGGTTCCACGGCTTGAACGTGCATCCTGTCATCTCGAACTCGTCCCATGTGGTGACCGGCTGGGCCACGCCATCGACGAACTCCACCACCTCGTCCACCCTAGTGACCATGACGGGGGTGTTGAAGTAGTCAATGGCCGACGAGATCATACGTTGTACGCCTTCCAGGTGAGAGCCTGCTTGAGCTGCGCGGTGTCGATGAGAGGCCTTGTGGAGCCTTTCGCCATGATTGTCCTGCGCTTCAGCGGTTTCAGGCCGATGGAGTTGTCGATTGTGCGCACCATCTCGGCGCGTGCCTTCGCCCCTACGAGGCCGATGGCGATGCGCGCGTTGGACCCAGCGGCTATGGCCACCACCGTATCCTTGAGCATCTCGTTCAGCATCTTGCGCTCACGGTCGACGCTGGCGCGTATGAACGACCTCTGCGGGACGCGGCCATCCCTGGAACCGAATTCATGCACGAGGGCCAGCTCGATGTTCGTGGAACCGAATGCGCGCTCCACGTCCTCCTCGCCAGGCTTCGGCTTCCGCGGTTTGGTCGCCTCGGTGCCCTGAACGCCAACAGTGACGTACGGGCCCTTGACGTTCTTGCGCATCCGGCGCTCCATGGCGCGATATCCTTTGTCTACATCTCGGACACGGCTACGTGGCACAGCACTCCCCCAGGACGCGCGTAGGCCAGATGCCGGTCTGCAGCGTCAGGTAGTATTGCCCGTAGGTCGTCGCGGCGAGGAACGTAGCCCCCATCTTGTCTGGGATCTTGAATGACACCCAGAGGTCGCCAACCTTGTGTTGGCTAACCGGCCCTGACGGGGCTTGCATGCCACACGCCAGGGCCGATTGCAGCTTGAGCAGATGGCCGGTGAGCCACAACACTGCGTCATCGGCCTTCTCCCCCCACTGCGTGGGGTTCACACGGCGCACCGCCTGTTCTAGCCATCTGTTGATGACCGTGTCGCTGAGGTCTGCGAACTCAGCGAAATGGTCCCGAATGTCATTGGCGGTGACAGCCATGGCCTACCCCTGTTCAATCTTGCTGATGCGCTTTACGAGAGCACGCCGCACCGTCGCTCGGGCCTCGCGGTGATACGCGCTCTTGAGATCGTCAAGATTGTCGTGGGCCTCAATGGCGGCTACAGCATCTCTCGCCTTGAGGCCATCTAGGTGCTTCTCATCCCACCCTGATTCCAACACGTCTTCAACCAGGGCCGCCTCCTCTTGGAGGTTTCCTGCAACACCAACCGGGGGCGGCAATGGTGGGCTCTCTGGGACATAGGGTGAGGGTGGTGCGCCGGGCCCGTAGGGAATGTCAGCACGCACGGCAAGCTCCTGGACGGGACGTGTATGAGAGACTGGGCCCGGCAACACCTCAAGTTCATCGCGCTTCATGTAGTGGGTGGTGACAGGTGACTGCACGCATTGCGCCCAGACGGCATCGTCAATGTCGTTGTCACCAGGGGCGAGCAGCACCCCATTGCTTAGGCGCAGCTTGCCGCGCCGTCTATTCCTTATCTTGACCATCTGGCCCTCAGATGCCGTCGATGTAGCGAACCGCGAGCGGATAGAACACCGCCACTCCAGCCGTCGAGGCCATGCAGTTCACGACGAACTGCATCCCGTCGGGCTGCACCGGCAGCTGCTCGAACTCAAGTGGGATCTCGTTCGCCAGGATGTCCTGAGAGCGCTTGTACATCATCCCTCGTCGGACAGCGCCAGCACCGGCCGTGGCCAACCTGTGCCAGGGCTCGATGGTGGTGAGGTCGGGGAAGCTGGCACGAATGAATGCCAGGATGGTCGTGTCGCTCGTGGTCGACCTCGGGGTAGTGGCGATGTGCGCCCACTCTTGGCCGGGGAGGAGGAGCGTGTCTGCCGTCTCCACCTCCAGGGTATCGTCGATGATGCCCTTCCACATATCGGCGACTTCGGCGATGATTGTGTCTGCCGCTGCCGGGGTCACCCATGCCCCAGCCGATGCGTCGATTGTCGATGCCGGTTCGTTGAGAGCACCGCTGGCGATGCCCACCAGTGGAGCCCCGATTGCGGCAATCTCGTCCATCTCGCGCTCGATGGCTCGGCGGCACGCGGACGAGCGTCGCGAGTTGAGGTTGTCCCCCGCCATGGCCGCGGATTTCACTTCCTTCACGGTCCAGCCGTAGGAGGCCTCGATTTCCCTCACTGGGCGCGTGAACTCGACCCCGTTCACATCGACGCGCGGCGGCTTGTCGCTCTTGTGTGACCCGATACGGGCCCGGCCGACCTCGGTGAACTGCCGATACGTCACCGTCGTCGCGCCAGCGTTTGCCTCAGTCGACGTCGGAATGAATCGCCGGGCCTTCAGTTCGGCGAACTTGATGTCGTACGTGCGAGCGTAGATGAACTCCAACTGCCGCGCGAAGAAGGCGGACTCGGCGGCGTCCATATGGAAATACTGCTTGTCAGTCATGGCCCTCTCCTTTACGGGACGTTGATTTCGAGGAGTGCGACACCAGCGGCCGGGGAGCCTTGCAGCCACTCCGCGTTGGTGATCTGGTCGCAGGAGGCGGTGTCGGCGTCGTTGCGGAACGCCCCGATTTCGCTACCACCCCCCCCAGCCGTGTGCCTGAAGAAGACTGGGTCTCCCACCGCCACGGCCTCCTCGACGCGGACCCAGATGCGGCCCCGTCTCAGGACGCTGGCCACTTCCAGGAGGTCGACACCCAGCGGGTCCGCCAGGGCCGGGTTCTCCTGGGCCTGCGTGTGCACGAGGACCCCGACCGGGGCCTGACCAGTGGCGTTGAAGATGTCGAACTGATCCTCGGGGTTCGTGACGTCCCGACGAACCATGATCCCGAATCCGACGGCTGCCGCGGCCCCGTTTGCCAACGGGATGGCGAAGCTGTCGTCGTTGGGATCGCCCAGCAGCCCACGGAATCCGAGTGCCGGGTCTACAGCGTATGCAGTCTGACTCATGTCAGGCTCCTTCAGGAGTTGGGGTTGCTGGGCCGAATCGGATCGATGCCCATTTTGTGGTTGTCGTCGACCATGCGCTTGCGCGCAGAGCGAGCGTCGAGGCGCTCACCCCCACCGGCCGCGCCTCGCACGATGTGACTCGGCTTCGGTTTGGCAGCCTGCTCGGCGTTCCAGGTGTCGACGGCGGCGTCGAAGCGAGCTTCGAGGTACGCACCCTCGACTTCCTTGCCGCCGTTGTCCAGGCGCTCCTTGGCCCCCGGTGAGACCTTCAGGACAACGGCCTTCTTGATGTCGCCGTCGCTCATCTCGTCGAGCTTGATGGTGTCGTCGGCAAGCACCTTGGCGGCCGTCGTCTCAAGGGCTACACGACCCTTAACGAGGTCGCGGACCTTCTCTGGGGAGGCGCTGTCTTCGCGCTGCTTGCGCTCCTCTGCCAGGTCCTCGTCGGCCTTGTCAGCCCGAGCCTGTAGCTCAGCGCACGTCTTCTGCGCAGAAGCCAAATTCTTGCCCAGACCATCCAGGCGGCCGAGCAGCTTGCCAACTGCTTGCGCGCCACTCTCGTCCATCTCGAAATCGACGTCATCGATTCTGACCTTGACCTTCATCGGATTCCCTCCAGCGGGACCGGGCGTCGGCCCGGGTGGGGTTGTTGGTTCGGCGATGGCCACCATGACAGCGTCCCCATCGTCGAGGTGCAGAGAAGCGCTTGTGCCGGCGCGCGCCTTGGCAACGATGGCAACGTGATTGCCTACGATGTTGCGCTGGATGGCGTCGTAACGAAGGCCATCCTCGACCCCTGCGATGCCCTGAGTTACCCCGGAGCGCTCCTCAAGGTCGCAGTTGTACCCGCAGGACAGCTGCGTCTTGCCGGCCTCGGCGTCCCGGATGGCGTCATCGTCGGTGATGAGAACCCGGGCCGCCACATGGTGGTCGTTCTGCCGTACGTTCTTGACGTTTCCGGCCTGGTACCGCCTCGTGTTCTTGGCGTCCAGCCTCTCCCTTGGATGTTCGTTCGTCAGCGGCACATCCTCGAATGAGGACAGGGCGTCGGCCTTGAAGACGTCCTCTGGGAGGCGCAGCTCTCGCCGTGTGGACCCGTCATGCAGGCGATACTCGAAAACCCCGGTGCGTGTGATGCGGGCATCGCAACGGAGGTACCCGTTTGGGGTGCGTATTGGGGAATCGAACTCCCCGGTGTCATACCGCATGCCTGCCCTCCCTTGTATACGGATAGTATGCCCTGGCCCGCCTTGTGTTTTGGTCCCACATTTCGGTGAGTTGTGTCAATGGCGAGCCAGTGTTAGGTTGAGGAGCCCTGAGCGACCTCCTCCCAAGGTCCACGGCCTCGGATGGTCACCCCCGCTGGCCGCGAAGTCCGAGGCGCTCAGGGCGTTATCGTTGGACCTTTTACTTGCGATAACTGACATTCTCGCAAGTCGCGACGTGTCAGAACTGCGGCATCTCCCACGGGGTGGCCGCGATGCAGACGACTTCATCGTACTCACACTCAAGCCTCCCGGCCCAGGCGTCCTCCTCTTCTGTGAGGTCGCGCTCGGCGTAGTGTGCCGTCAGGGCGCGGTAGAATGGGACGTCCAGGATGCACCCGGTCCAGTGGGCCGACAGAACCCCGCTTCTCTCGTCGTAGTTGGCTCGCCTGGCCACCGATCGCTCAGTCCACATGATCTCACGGAGGGAGCGCCAGATTTGCTTCTCCTCATCGGCATCCAGGAACCAGCGTTTGCGCGCCTCCTGGCGATACAGCTGCACGGCCAGGGCGAGGTTGGATTGGTCTGGGCCATTGCCTCGCTTGAGCAGGACGCTGACGCCGTCGAGGCTGTACGTGACGTCGGGATGGCACCCCGACAGGAAGAAAACACCCA